CCGATGATACTGCTTTTGGTCGTATTGAGTTTTACAATGCTGACGCTTCCGGCGCGGGAATAACTGCTCAGATTGAAGCAGTTTCAGATGCTTCCGGTAGAGGGGGGCAGTTAGCCTTCAAGACTGACCCATCAGGGACAAGTCCTTCAACTCGGATGTTTATTCAAGGGGATGGTAAGGTAGGAATAGGTGACACTACCCCTTCTTACAAACTAGATGTCGCAGGTGACATAAGAGCGCAAGACGATATGTATACTGACAAACTCATAGCGAGTGAGGGTATCAGGTCTAGCAACAGAGCCTCTTTCAACACCATGAATTACTTCTACTACGACAGACAAAGCATGGGTACGAGTGCAGTCTTCCTTCGTACACCTGTTGGTGGTTCATCTAGTGCTAACCCCTCTAATCACTCTATGCCCCATGCAGGTGTAGTAATGCAAGTTATGATGGTATTCTATGGACAGACTCTCGCTACTAGCGGTACTGACACATGGACAATATACAAGATTAATACTGGTGGGACTACAACATCATGTGATTTTGATGTGAATTTCGCCAATCTTAACAGAATCGGTACTACAGGCAATTACAATATGTTAGTGGATATATCAGTATTAAGCGATGCTGGTAATGTCACTTTCGCTGCAGGTGATTTGATACAGATAAAGAGGACTGATGGTAGCCCCATTGACGTAGAACACGTTGGTGCGCAGTTATGGGTGACGTTTGATATATAGGTGATAACATGGATTGGGATGAATTAAGAGGACTACGAGATACCGCACTATTGAACATGGACAAGTATCAATTGACGCTTGCGTATGCAGAATTGACACAGACGCAGAAGAATGAGTTAGCAACGTATAGGACGGCCTTGCTTACTCTCCCTCAAGACCATGATACTGCGGCAGAAGCGCTGGCTAACTTCCCTACAAAACCCTCTTGGATGGCATAATACTTATATACACTTGGGGTTTGGTAGTATTATGAGTGAAGAGATGAGTGAAGTAGATATGATGAGGCAGGTTGCTACCGATAGGCTAGTGTATATGCGTGTGATGGAGAAGGCTATCAATGAGATTGATATCGCCGTGGCAAATCTAAAGCGCGATATTATGGAAATATCTCAGCAAGTTGCTAACCGAAATACTGATATGACTATGGTGCAAGAAGATGAAGAAGTATCTGAATCTGACGAGTAATGCACCAATGAACCATAGTGGTAATGTGATTATATGGTGGAAAGATTAGGAAAGATTGTATATCAGCCGCCGGAAAAATCCTATACGAAGGTAAACATTGAAGAGACACCTCATGGCTACAAGATATATAGGCCGGGCGATAAGAGGCACTTTACAGTAATTCCATTGTCAGCCGTGAAACAAATAATTTACGATAGGTGAGAAAAATGAGTGAAAATAATACAACAGTAGCAGATTGTGTAGCAGACTGTGTAGAGGCTTCTTCCGGCCTACTAGGTGACATTGAAATGGTACTAGTAGCGGGTGGTGCGCTTCTCGCTCTTGCGGCATGGGGATACCAAAAATATAAGTCAATGATGGCAGATGGGAAGATTACTCTTGATGAATTGCTTGACGCAGTTGATGAAGTAGAAGACAAGATAGAGGAGGCCGAAGAACACTTGGAGGTTCTTGAGAAGGCTTACGATAAGTACAATGTAGCCGAGTTGAAGGCTATGCTCAAGGAGAAGGGACTTCCAGTTGGTGGCAAGAAAGCCGACCTAGTTGCTCGCCTTGAGGAAGCCCAATGAGTGGACGTATGGCCCCTGCTTGGTTTGGTTGGGTCGAGGCTAAACTTTCTACGCAAGATAATTCTATTCAAAACCTTGAAGAATCACTCGCTTCATACAAGCAAACGCAGAAGCGTATGCTTTACGCAATAATAACTATGGTGATACTAAATGGCTTCCTACTGTTCTTCTACTGATGTTGGTCAAAGATTGGGCCTAAATAGCGCCCAACGTACCTCTGCCAGTACGAGATTATCTTCTTCTATTCGCAGGGCGGCTATTGACATAGACCAAGAGTTTAGAGATTATGGGCGTGACGCACCCTCAAAAGATACCGCACAGACGACGCTGGACGGCGCTATTTCTGCTGGGGCTACCACCGTTAACCTAACGTCAGGAACGGCCTTCAGTACCGCCGGAAACGGCAATATAGACGGTGATTCGTTTGCATGGACAGGCAAGTCTACAAACCAATTAACAGGAGTCACAGGTATTAGCGAAAGTCATTTGGATGATGTGACAGTACAAGAAGGAGAGATGGCTCATGTAATACGAGAAATCTGTGCTGACCTTGCGGCGGCTTATTACATGGAGGATGAAGGAACATTCTTTACAGGTGGAGAGAGTATGAGAGGCGGAATGCTAAGAGAGCGTGGTACTATGAACCTTCGGAGATTGGCCCATCTTGGCTCAGTTGATTAAGGTGATTAGATGGCAAAGATAGCAACAGGTAGCACTTGGACTACAGTTAAAGGTGATAATAGTTCTTTTAGTTTTAGTTTAGATAAAAATATCTTTGAAAGGGAAATAGAAGAAATCAGAGACCAAGTGAATAAACTTCACCGAGAGTTTTTGAAAGAGCAATTGAAGAAGGCTGCCCAAGAAACTGCTAACAAAATCAGAAACCGTACTGTTAAAGAGAGAGGGAATAGAAGGAAAAGTGGGGCGTTAGCCGCTGTGATGGGTGGAGGTACTGCCCCTGTGCAAATTGCCAATTCTTTGGGATTCAATTTTAACTATGCCACAAAGTCCGAAATTAAATATACTGCTGGCTCTTATGATTCAGATGAAGGGTTAGATACTAATACCAGATTCTCCAGTCATAGAGGGATGCCAACAGGAATAAGGGCTTCAAATATGAGAAAAAGAGACCCATCCCTGACTGAGATTTATGACGCAACAGTGGGTAGATTCGAGCAATTAGGTATTATCTCCCGTGGAACTGATAAATCGGGTGACATAGGGGGAGGTAAATCTGCTGAGTGGAAACGCAAAGTAGAATCTGAGGGAGGCAATATATTCTATGCTCTAAAGGGATATGGTCAAGGTGTTAAGATGGGAGAGAGGAAGAATAAAGGACCGAAGGTCAAAAGAGAAGGTTGGAAAGGACTAAATGCTATTAAAACTATGGAAAGAACCTTTAGAAATAATCTCAATAATCAAGGTAGTATCTTAGCAAGAAGATTAGAAAACATCAAATCAAGAGCCACGGTACAAACTACACTGGGGGACTTTTAATGGCAGTAGCAAATAAAAACCAATACTGGAATGCTAGGATAAGAGGAGAAGACCCCTCAGACCCCGCAGGGCCAAATGTAAGCGATGCATTTACGGGGAGTGGTGGGTCTGCTTCTGGTGGTGCATGGGTTATTACCAATAGCACATATAGCATTGGGTCTGCATCTGCTATGACTATGAGTGCTATGATTTCATATAATACTGCACCGGATTCAGGTGCGGTACTAATGACCCTTGACAACGGAACCAAACGAGTGCAGGTCAAGAGCAAGGGTAATAATACCCAATTAGATTTAGTCGGTGCGACTACTGTTACGGTGTCTGATTTAGACTTAAATCTTTCGGAAAATAACTCTGTGCCTGTCTTACTACGGTTGACTATGGACGCCAGTGGTAATGCAAAACTATACATCCATGAGATTCTACGAGATACGGACGGCAACGACGCATTCTACTCAGTAGTAGGTGCAAGTACCGTTAGTGGTACTGCCTCTTTCGGGAATACTAGTGGGTCAGTTAATTGGCTCTCTATATACTACAGTAAGTTTGGTGCATTCAATCCCGAAGAGTTAATGCTATCTGATTTTGCTCAAGATACTTTGGCTCGCATGGGAATTGCCGTAGTAGATACCCTCAAAGACTGTAGTAGACCCTACATCAAGGAGTATGTAGATGACTCTGCTATTATCTTCGGATATGATTTATCCTCTCAGATGATAAGTCGTATCTCTGCACCATTTATCCATGTGGTTTTTAGTAATGTAACTTCTCCTTCATTTGATGTTTTAGGGGGTTCAACCATAGAACAATTATATGAAATTTCTGTGTATGTCACTACCAAAGGTACTAACTATGAAGAGGCATATAGATTAGGTCTAAATATAATCGGTGAGGTCTTTGATGAATTATATATCACTACGGGTTTGTCTGCCAGTACAGACAACTTAGAGAGTTATTCAATGGTATTAGATAGCAAATTAGATGATGATGAAACTGTGTGCGTCCACCAATTGAATCTAACCTATAGGCGCAGAATAAAGATGACCAGAAGGTAATATTTATACATCACACATAGGCTACGTCGGAGTAAGAGGCTTTGATATGGCAGGCGCAGAATGGTTAAACAGATATGTTTCATTGGAGAAAGAAACTGACTACGGGGTAGAGTTGTCAGGAACACAGACGTTTGGGGAAGTTGACGACGAGTCTTTCAAGGCAAACTTCGACCTTCTTGTAAGGTCAGACATGGCACGACAGGTGGCTTCAAAGGCAGTTACGAACACTCGATACACCGAGGGTTCACTCAACCTAGCAGTTCAGCCTGACGATTTCATGGGTCACATCCTCGCTTCTTTCTTTACTAAGAAGGTTCACAACAACTTTTACGATGACATTACCTTTGCTAATAGAGGTTTCGGATACACCGCAGGTACGGGAGCCATCACC